TCTTCCGTCTTTGAGAGTTCCTTTTCCTCCGAAAGATTTTAAATATGGGGTGTAAGCTTCCATTTCTTTTGGGTCAGAAATTAAAGAAGATTCGTGAAGATCATCTCCGCCAACAGCGATCACATAATCATTAAAGCCAACTTCCCAACTTGCAGAAACAGTATTGAAATAATCTCCAGATTCATCTGTTGAGCTTTCAACGAGATCTGCAAACTCCTTGCTGGCAGTGCGGTAAACTACAGCGGCAAGCGCTATATTATAAGGGCCTTCTTCGATAAGCGCCTGATCGTCGCTCATTAAATCCGAAGTATTATCATATCGAGAAAATCCAGCAGAAACAATATGACCAACGATTCTATCTCGATCATGCTCGATGTTTGTTGGTTTATGAACAAAGTAATCCTTGACTGCAACTGCGGTTTCGCTATCGATACCGTCTCCATTTTTATTAAATTTATTTACAACAGCGGCGTTAAACGCCACTCCAACTAGGTCAATATTTTTATCCAGATCTATATTCGATGGAATCAAAGGTCTCAGCGACTCAAGAGAAGCGCGGCTAATATTTGAATCTTCTATCTGGCTCGAAGCGACGATGATATTATCAAAACTTGCTGTGTATTTATACGGTAAAGACATGTGAATTAAATATACACTTAGTTTATAAACATGGGAGTAAAGGTGGTAGCTACTGTTTCTACTTTAGAATCCATCATATCATAATAAAGTTTTATCATCCAATTTCCAAGTACCAATGCAGAATAACTATCTTTTCTTGCTTTTTCTGGCCCAGTTTGCCTTTTTAAACTTGGAGGTAAATCAAAATTTTGAGTGCCCGCTGAAGAGGTTGTGATTTGAATCAAAGAGCATTGTGTCTTGATCAAATTCATCATATCAAATTGATGCTCAACAAAGTCAATCATTTTTGCCTCTTTTGTTTGTCGCTCTCCAGATAAAGATGTTCGCAGAAAATTTATTTTATCGATTGGAATCTTTTGTCTTCGCTGAGTATTGTATTCATCATCAATCGCACGAGAAGCGAATGCAATTCTGCGGTGATCGAAATTAGATTGCAATAATTCGTTTGCTCGCCTTATCCATTGACTAGTAGGTTTTCGCAAATAACAAATTGTATTATTATCTAAATTATATTCGCGCTTACCTTCTATTAATTTTTGTTGATAATTTTCTATATCATCAAAGTTTGTATTGATAAACTTTATATTGATTTTATTCTCTTTAAACAAACTACTTTCATTCGCAGCATTCATAAACTGTACTCCACCATTATAATCGCCAACAATACTTACAATATTAAAATGTTTTAATAAATAATAAAAATAATAAATATGTTGTTTTAAATTTGCTCCAGACAATGCATAGCTGTGAACCACAGTACCAGTTTTCTTTTCGTCATTTAATTTTATAACCATCATTGCAAAGTCATCGCTACTCTCACTCTCAGCCCAACTTGGGTCGAACGCAAGAATATACTTTGAATCTGGAGTGCCTTTAATTTCTGTTGTCGGGGACTCTCCATCTTTTAATGTACAGGCTGCCATTTTTGAGGTCTTAAAATAACCAGAACTATCGTCAGTAAAAACAGCCCCAAACTCTCGATCAAACTGGCTTTGACTCATAGTTGATTTCGCCTGATCGATCAAATTCTGATCGTATAGCTGCCTGGGAGCGCAATCATAACTAAACTGCATTATAACTCGGTGAGCATCCGATTCCTTTTTTCCGCCGACCCGAATAAGCTCTTCAAATTGCTCGTAAGCTTTGTACATATATTCAAACTTATAACTCGCAGAGGACAAGGCTATCAATTTATTGTTTGGCCAAATATGGCGATCTTTTTCCTGCATTTTTCCCTGGCGGATAAGCTCTGTTTCGACATTATATAAATCCTCTCGCTGTGTTGGATTTTCCACAACACTCAAGAATGGTATAATAACCTCATTGTAAATTCTTTCAGGCATCAAAGCAAACTCATCAATAATGATTCTGTGAAACCTAAATCCCCGAAGCTTCTCTCCATCACCAAGAGGCAAAGCGCGTATTCTAGAACTTCCAATTTCTAAAAGCCACTCATCGTTACTTTTAGATTTGTGCGTTATGCATTGAGAAAGATACATAGCTTCTGGCTTGGCGGCAATATCCTCAATCTTTTTAAAGATCATCTTAGCCTGACGAAAAGATTTGGAAAGAATACCAATCTCAACACCTTGGTTCATTATTGCGTCTAAGTATGCATAAATTGCAGTGGTGAAAGATTTACTCATTCCTCGACTCCAAACACCCATAAAATAATCGGTTTCAAACATAGCCTTAATAGCCATGTGTTGAAAAGGAAAAAGCTTTACGCCAGATACAAGATCCGTAGTAAAGGTTATATTCTCGCGCAAAAACTTGTACAAAAGAATTTTAGCCTCTTCTTCTTCTAAATAACCCTCTAATTCAAATAATTTTTTATTAAAGTCGGGGTCGGCATTTCTGCTTATCTGATTTCCTATTTCCCAAGCCATTATATTAATTCCTTATCTATGTAATATTGTAAATCCACATTCCATAATTTTTTTCCGAGTGTGAGTAACTTAGGTATCATAGACTCAGACTTCTCGCGACTGCCAGTAAATATAAATTGACAGTGCCCGTGAAATTGGTGGTTGAGTACTCGCATGTTATGATAAATATATTTTAAATTAGATTTGTGCGCCCCACGCCTATTGTTGCGCTCTATCTGATCCATATCACTTTCGACAACCACAAATAAATAACTATCAAAATCTTTTGTTCTTTGTAATTCATATTCAAATCGCTCAAGATTGTTTTTACTGAGCGTGGACTTGAAGTCCTGCTCTCCCTTGCGATCTACATAAGTATAATCGTAATTTTCTCCGCCAACAGCATAATCGCCAAACTCTAATTTCATAGATTCTGAATTTGGAAAACTTAAAGGTTGCTGTTCGCGCGTATCTATAAATATTTTTATATTCGGGTCTGTATTTTCTTTAAAAACTTCAGGTAATCTCTCACCAAACATTGGCTTTACGCCAGCAGCCTCACAGGCGGCGGTATATGAACCGCAATGCTGCTGGAATATATCAACGGTAGGTAAATCGTTTATTTTTAACTCCATATGACATGGCGCGACTTTCAAGTCTTTCGCGGCAACTCTTTTTTGCAGTAAATTAATTATATATTCTTTTACTTTTTTAGAACCTTCCTTTTCACACCATTTTAACAGTTGATCTCTATTCGAAAAATCTTTATTAAAATAATCATCCTTATTCTTAAATGGTAATGGATCACCAGTATATAAATTATATCGAGGATAATATTTTGTATAATATTCTGCAAGCATAATTTTATGAGTCTTTAAATGCGCATGTAAACTTCTCTCGGAAGCAAATTCCTCGGAACATATTTTGCAGACGTTCATTTTTCGAAGTCGTAAATTTTTAACCAAGATTCTGGAAAACTTCTTCTTTTCCCCAACCAACCTTTGCGTTGTGCAGCCCAAAATAATTTAACAAATAATCTAGGAACTTTCAAACCAAACCCTTGACAGTTTCTTACGATTGGATTTTCAGCATATAATCTTCTATACAAGACCCGTAAACCAACATCTTTAATTTCGCAATTCTCAATCAATATATCTCTCACCATAGGACGATCAACATCATCATAATCTGTCCAATTACCTAAATCAATACAAGCTCCATCATAAAATTTACTAAAAGAATTAACAAAAGTACAACCTATAAAAGATAAATTTTTTACTCCACCTTTTGCAGTAATATGTTGTTTTGTATTTTGAGATATAAATGCGCAATTTTTAAAAGATATATTCTCTCCACGAACAATATCAACACAGTCTTCGTATCCACCGCGAATAATGCAATCCTCCACCTCCACATTCCTGCAGAAAGACAGCTTCAAGCCCTCGGCAACACCCCGACCGTCAATTTCACACGATTTTATGCTTAAAGAATACTCTTCTGAACCTGGCCTCCAAGAAAAACCTAAAGCGCTTGAGTCCTGAAACTTAGAATCGGGATTTCCAGGATCAGGATTAAAGAAAAATTCTTTTTTTATTTCTATATGCTTCATGCGAAGAGGGGTTCACTATACTATATCGTCTTTTGACACGCCCAACACCCTAGCCTTCCAGTCTGGCATAGACTCTATATTGTCCGCTTCTTTTTTTGCCGCTTTCTTTTGCATATCTGCGATTTTAATCATCACTTTTCTTTCCTCCTCTTCTTGAAAAAGTTGTACGAGGGCTAGAATACTAGCGTTTTGCTTGTGCTGTGAAGATATTCTTTTTGAGCGGTCACCCTGAAGCTTTTGAATCAGAGATTCCATTCTTTTTTCGCACTGATTATACTCTTCACTCTTGGTTTTCAATAACTCTGCAAGTCGAACAGTTAAATCTTGCTGATCTTCCGCGTCATCAAACATTCTATTCAATTTATTTATAGCTCCCTGTATGTTTTTCAAATGTATATAATCCATGCATACATTAATATATAAATTAATCTCATCATTGCTTAAATCTGGCTTATCCCAAGTTGCTCTCACGAACTCAGCTTCGAATAAATTTCTATCTTCCATACTATCATAGTTATTTATAACTTGAACAAAACGCGGGGAAGATAAAAAACAACCAAGGGATTCGATCGATTTTCTTTCTCCAATACTGAGCTTGGATTCCTCGATATCCTTTTGGCAGTAATCGTTAATTTTTTTTATGATTTTGCTGACCGCTTTTGGTGAAGAATAGCTCTTATTTACCGCATTTTCTGAAGGGTGAATAACGAGAGACTCTTGACTTTCTACATATTTAAGTACACAATCATACTCTTTTGAGTTTCTGGTTACTCTTATATCCGGAAACAATACAATAGCTATTTGTAAAGCGCTCATTCCGTCTTGCGTTGAATTTGACGCAAACTCCTGCTGAACACTGGAGAGCTTAATTTCATCTTTTGGGTAAACATGTTTTGTTGCATAGTCAATCCCGCTTTCTAGCATAAAAGCTCGAACAGCCCTACCCTGCTTGCTTCTTCCGTCTATATTATCTATTTCTGGAAATGCCAATTGAGTTAACTGAGTCAAGTCTGTAGTATTTTCACAGTTCTCAATTACAACTTGCTTTTGATCTTCTGTTAACTCCATGCTATCGGGGCCTTTACAGATATAATATCTTGAGTTTTTAAAATTTCTTGAGCCTTAGTTTTGAAAATCTTTTTTAAATTTTTAATTTGCTTGTAACCAGCTTTTCTACCCTTTTCAGATGTCTTATAGCCCATTTTTTTCGCAACCTCTTCCTCCTCTATATTCTTGATAAATAACAACTCATAAACAAGGTACTGTTTTTTTGATAATTCTTTTTTCATAGCTTGATTTAATTTACCTTGGGCAGCAAGCATGTCAAAACTTTCGTCTTGCATAACTCCAACTTCGTGAGCATGATTTTCTAACGCCAATGCCATCTTGATTCCATACGCAGACTTTTTCGTTTTTTCCCATTTTGCATAAAGCGGGCAAGAGGAATCCTGCATACCGCTCTTCGTAAAGCCGCAAAGAGATCCTGTTGCGGAGTCCTGAGATGCGCACGATTGATTAAATGGGCAATTAAGACACGGTCTTACGAAATTACTATAATTATTACGCAAGATATTTTTCATTTGATTGGTTATAATTTTATTAATCCATGGCTTGAGCGATCTAGATTGATCCCATTGATCCCATTTTTTATGAATGTGAGCTTTTATGATTTGTTCTACATCTTCAAAATCAAACCACGCCAATGAATCTAAGAACCATTTTCCGCGTCTTTTTCTGACTTCTAAATCAATTTCGTCAGATTTGTCTTCGTATCTAAACTTAGGACTTTCTTGGTCTGCCACGTTTCTTAGGTTTTGGAGCTTCTTCCTGGAAATTTTCAAACTCATCTAAAGGAATTAAATCCTTAAGATTCATCTTGTTATTGTCTTGTTCAATGCTATAAGAAAAATTTGATATATCGGGAACCTCAAAAATATCAACGCCGTCAGGATCCAAATCCTCTGAAGGCATAGGTCTACTTCTCTTGGGTGAAGATCCTAATTTTCTAGGCGCAGCCTTAGGGCTACTTAGGTTAGCGTTCGTTTGTTTTGCTGCTGACAATATGCTCAAACCTTCTCCGCAACCACCGCAAAATTTTGGTGCCTGCAAAGAGTACATATTTTTAAAACCACAATGAGGACAATAAGAAAAAGCCATAATATCATATTATAGCTTAAAAAAAAATTATATCAAATAACCGCTTATTACTCTGGCCTGCTTTCTTGTAAATTCTTCAGCGGTAGAACCCCACATTCTTTGGTCCTTTACATATTCTAAGCATATTACTCCTATAATTTTACCATTTAGGGTTTTTATAGGTCTAGCAAAAAGGCTTTTAACGCCCTTAGATTGGAGAAAAGATCGAAACGCAATATCCTCACTGTAATTGTCTATATCCTTACATGCAAAAGTTTTTTCTTGCGAAATACATTTTACCAATCCGTGAAAATTAGATATGCGAATGTTTTGCAAAGCGTGCGCTTCCACACTTATTCCTTCATCAACAACTTCATAAGTACAACTCATTTTTTGCTGACTTCTTCCTGAGAAATAATGCTCTCCATTATGAAACTCTAAAATAGACACTCGATCTGCTTCAGTTTCTTCTTTTATATATTCTAATGCCGTAATCACATTACTG